CCGTGCTGCAAATTGTTCTTTACTACACGATGCCAATACTTCCATCCGTGTGGATTACTTTTTGTTGGCTCATTTCCAAAGTAACCTGTATCCATATAATAGAAATCTCTGTTATCTTCAAAACATTTATGAATAATTTTTTTCTTTAGAATACCTCTTAATACAATAGGTCTTTCATCTTCACTATCATATACGAAGTCATTAGGATCGGTAGTTTCTGTTTTGCAACCAGCAGCAAATTCGTTGATGTAAGGATCTTTGTGATCTTTACTTAGAAATACCCATTTACTCATCTACGTTCTATGTCCTCTTCATAACAATCGCCCCATTGTATTTCTAGTATATGAGCGTTTTCTGATCCAGGATTGGATGCTTTGTGCCAAACTTCAATACCAATTTCATATGTCCGATTGTGTGGTTCAAGATAAACTATTTCTTTTCTTTCTTCGTGTTCTGTTTCCATTTTTACTGTACCTTCTAGTACAGACCAAACCTCACTGCGTTTAAAATGTTTTTGATCGCTTAGACTTTTACCAGGATATATTACAAGTTCTTTTACTTTATATCCTTTGGCCGGCTTGTCATCTAGTACACGCCAATATCCCCAATCACGTTCTGTCTTTTGTGTTTTCCATTCATCAAGTATCCAACTGCTTGAATTCTTTTTATTTTGGCCGCCAACACCAAACATAAAGTCTACATCATCGAAAACCATTTCAGGAATATTATCACTGGTCCTGTCACCACCGTTTGCAAACAATAAGTTATCTTCTGGATATTTTTGTTTTGCTATTCTAATAGCATCTATAGCAGATCCGTCTGTATCATTAAATTGAATAACTTCGTCTACTATATTAAATTCATTAATTATTGCAGCTCTTTCTTCCCAATGTAAAAAAGGTCTTCCTTTTTTATTTGTAAGCCACTCATCAGAATTTAAACCAACTATGAGATAATCTCCTAGTTGTTTTGCTGCCTTAAAATAATCTATATGTCCGGAATGGATTGGGTCAAAGCCGCCTGTTACAATAATACGTTTCATACGTATATTTATATGCGTACATTATTGCACTAATTTTATTTGGATTTATAAAGTGGCGTCATCTAAGCCGGCAGTTCTTAGTTTTACAATGTTAGTTAACTGCCATTGTTTTTGATCAAGTCCTTTAATAATGCCCAACCATTTGTTTCTAATAAGTGCAAACTCGTTGATAATCTTTTCAAAATCAACAACGTCTGCTTCACCATCTACAAACTTTTCAGCATCTCTTGAACTTAGTTGTCTTTGATAATTTTCTACATATGTTCTAAAGTGTGTTGAACGTAGTCTACGTAGTTCGATATTGAGATATTCTAATATCGCTTCAATTTCTTGAAGTTGGCTGAACCTAGTTTCTACCGATGCAGGTAAGTGTGCAGCAGCACTTTCAATCCTTCCACTAATTTTGATTTCTTTTTTTGCATCAATTAGTTCGTTATTGAAATATTCTACAGCATCAGGAATCTTACTGATATCTTTAGAAACTAGGTCATACCAATTAGTCATTATTTAATCCCAACGATCATCTTCTTCTTCATCATAGTCTGCTGTGTCTTCATCAGAATCCAAAACATATTCGACTGCTTCATCTAGATATGTGTCTATACCAAACAGTCCTTGGATGACTGATTCGCTCACACCATAATCTAGTAGCGTATTGATATAATTTGCTGCACATCTTGTTTTTTCTTTTCATCGATGTGTTCGACCATAATTGTCCAAATATCTGCTATTAGATCACTAGTCATATACTTAATCTCCGTTGATTGTTTCAGGTACCTCTTCTGCCATCTCTTCTACAATATCAACATCGTCGACTTCATTAAGATTTGGCTTTTCTTTAAGGTTTTCCATTATCATATTTAATTTATCACCTGTCCAGTTTTTACGATACTCTAAATGAACTTCTCCATTTAAGTCTGTATATTTAAGTCGATTACCATCTTTTTTAAGCAATCCTTTTGCCTCAAATAGATCAACACAGCCACTATAAGGATCCATACCTGTTTCATATGGAATCTTTACTTGTACTGCTTCAAACGGTTTTGCATAACGTGTTTTCATTACTTTACACGCTGCTCTAATACCATTTACAGTAGTAGTTTTGTTACCGTCTTCATCTTCTTTAAGTTTCAATTTACGCATTGCTACTACAATTGAACTTGCATAGATAAAGCCTTGACCGCCACTGATCTTGTCATCTGGATCAAACATATCCTGACTTGCATAAGTATGATTAGTACATACCATACCTACATTATAACTACCAAACATATTAACACAGTTACGTACAAGTGCTGTTAGTGCCTTAGGCTTACGACCCATATCACCCTTCATATCACCCTTTTGAAACTGATCAACATCTGTTGGTGTTAGTAACATACCCAACGAGTCAATGACGAATAAAACTTTTGGTCTTTCTTCCTCCGCCATTTCTCTGTATTCTTTCATAAATTCAGACACAGTTTTAGCAACGTCATCAATCATTGACATATTAAGTTTAAGAAGTTTTTCTTCACTTGTGTCAACATTTAATGCGTGTAACCATTTTTCATCAAGTGCATTCTCTGAGTCAATTAATACTACAAAGATACCTTGTTCTTGTGCTGATTTTACAATATTACCTGCTGCAATATAAGATTTACCTGCACCTGATTCTCCTGCTAGTACTGTAACTTTACCCATAGGAATACCTTTGTTAAAGTCACCACTAATAAGATAGTTTAGTGCATAGTTTCCTGTGCTGATCCAATCAGTAGGATCATTAAACCCTACACCAAGACCATCAATACTCTTGGTCAGTGTTTTTCTAAATTTAGAAATGTCAAACGCTTTTGCCATAATTACCTTTCCTTTGTTAAAGTATGAGAGACCTCGCTGGTTACCGTACGGAGGTTTTTGCCGGAACTCTCATAAACTCTTTTTATTGCTGACGGTTACGAATCATTGCAAGAATGTCTTGCGCACGACCCGATCCGTTATCTTCAGTAGTTGCAGTTTCTGCTGCCGGTGCTTCAGTTACAAGTGCTGCCGGAGCAGGTTCTGCCGCTGGAGTCGGAGCAGGTGCTGCCGGAGCATTTGCTGCCTTATTAGGATCACCAGTTGCCTGGCTCATTCCCGCAGGACGGAAATACTGACCCCATTTGTCCATATCATATGCTTCACCATCAACTGATGCTTCAAACATTTCCTTCATAACTTGAAGTTCTACATCTGTAGGCTTCTTAGGAAGGAAGTCGTTTAAGTTAAACAAACCGTGTTTTTCAACTGCTGCATTTTCTGTATCACTTAATCCACGTTCTTTACGTGACCATTGTGATGTAGAGTAGTCAGCATAACCACCTTTTGATGTTTTCTTAATACGGAAGTCAACACCACGAAGATAATCTGTTGGCAATTCTTCCAACTCTGGATCCATCAAAGCACCTTTAATGATTTGATAAATCTGTGGACCAATAATAAATCTACGGATAGGATTTTCTGGTGTTCTCTCTTCATTAAGAGGATCGTCTGTAACAAATCCTTGGAAAATGTATGAACGCTTTTTCCAATATTTACGTCCCATATCTTCTAGTGATTTGTCTTTAAACCAACCACGTACCTCAGAAAGAATTGGACAAGTAGTACCATCGTTGTACATTTCCACACACGGAACTTGCACAATAGTATTACGACTGTCTGTTTCTCCTTTGATACCTGCGAATGGTAGTTTAATCATTGCACGTTCTACCCAAAAGAATGTGTTGTCAGTATTACCGTCTGGTAAGAATCTTACCACGGCTTCTCTGCCTTCTTGCATATTCCAATGTGGGTAAATTGCGTTGTCTCCGCCTCCAGTAGAATTACCAGATGAGCGATTGTTTGCTTCTTGCAGTTTTGCACGAATTTCTGCTAATGATGCCATTTTGTAGCCTCCTTTGTTTGCCTAATAAAAAATGTCATTTATGCCTAATGCATACTTACTATTATATGCAACTTTATTTATCTTGTCAACAGGAATTTTAACTAAAAGTGAATTTGTTTAACCAAACTAGGTTAAATTTTTAGATTTGCACAAATTTCTATTTGCGTAACGGTCAGTTCTTTTAAATCTCTCTGGCAGTCAATGCCGTGTATTTCGATTGGTTCTAAAACAATATCCGGTTCTCCCCAGCGTTCATTCCAAGGGCCGTGCCATATTAAAAACGCAAAAATAATTAGGACAACTATAAGTCCCACTGGACTAGGGTGTGGTGCCTTATCCATCTTAATCTCCTAAACGCAGTCTCCTTGAGCTGCTAAAAGTCTAATGTAAACTCCTCGATCGTATTCTACTTTTGAAATCCAATGGTTGTTATGATACACACAAAATGTTCCATCCTGTGCATATGCTTGTTGTCCTTCAGACGGATCAGGAATCTCTCTTACATCACATTCTTTCATAGTCATTCCTTTTGGGATTTTAAAAAATGCCCTGCCTTGTGAACAGGGCACCTATACTACTTTACTTCTTGTTTAAAACAAACGTTATTAGCGATTCGCTACATACATTGTAACTTCAAAGCCAAAACGCATTTCTGTTGCTGTTGGTTTAGTCCACATAATATTTCTCCTTGTTAAGATTAAAATTATGTAAACAGATCGTGGGTGAGTAAAAATTACAAGTCCCACTTGAGTCTACAACGTAAGAATGTTCTTACACTCT